AAGTCCAAATAATGCATAACATTGCCACATTTATATAATTTTCCTTTTATAAAATTGTATGTTTTAAATTCAACATAATGACATGCATCATGTGCATCCTGTGGATTATTATTAGATAGAGTCCATTTATCATCATTTGATATCAACGAGTTATTGAGAAAATCTGTTTCCGTTATAAGTGATAATCTGACCCCTCGATGTTTATTGCCAATTGGATCAACCCATTCACCGTTCCCCTTAATACCATCATGAAAATAATCAGATGGATATGGATGACCCTGTGTATTCCGTTCATGGAGATGATACGGAGGGGTAAGATATTCATCTATAATATCATATATCTGTTGCCTAGCTAATTCATAATGAAGACTTATCTCAATTTCTATATTATTATCTTCTTGTGCTTGTTTTAACCCTTTCGCTCTGGCTAGATATGTGCCATTGGTTAATAACACAATCCTAGTATCCGGCCATAATTCACGTAACCCATACATCCATTGCGTAACCGTAGGGTTCATTAATGGTTCACCACCTATAATTACAATTTTGTCATCAAATGTAACTCGCTTACTCCATTCTTTGTATAAGTCTTTATAATCGTCCCAATGCTGATGTCCTTTAAATTTTAAATTATTAAATCGGTTACACCCATTGCATGTAAGATTACATACATTGGTAATATAAAATTCTGCTATATTAAGATGTTTCATTATACTTATTTAATATAAGCAATGATAGGTGTGATATTATTGTCTACGATCCATAGCACGATGTGCCATTTGATCTACTTGTTGTTCTGACTGCTCTGCGTCAGATGGAACACCCATGCTTTCAGGACCACTTGCTTCTATTTCCGTGGAAAACCGAATTTCACTAGCATCCATATCAGCAATTCCTGGGAATTGTCCCTGTTCAACCATTGACATCAGCATATCATCATTGATAGATATCCCCATATTACCTACCAACGAAATAAAAGAATCCACTGACATTTTACCACTAACGTTCTTATCATCAGACAATCCAATGATAACCTGGTTAATACTATTGATTACTTCCTCTGTGGATTCTTTTAGTATTTCGTTTATGAACATTATCTACGTTCACGACCAAGATCTTCAACATCTGAATCAAATTCCATATCGGCTTCGGGTGCAATATCATCCAATCCTTCTAGGTCCAATTCATCAGCCATTGGGTCAGCTTCCATTCCCATGTCTGCTGGCATACCCACTTCCTCACCAGTAACAATCCCTACCGCACTTTCCATTTGTGATTTGGCATCCTTTAATTGATCAGCCAATGTTTGCAATGCTGTTGTCATAGTTTCAGAGAATTGGACAGATGATTCAATGCCCATCTCAGCTTTTACACTATCAGCCAATGATGGAATATCCTTGTATTGTACATCAACCATCTCTTCAATCATCTTTTGAATTCTGTCAACAATATCTTGTGCAGCCAAAACTACCTGTGCATTCTCAACATCACCTTCCATTATAGCTCGTTTTGCACCACGCTTGTTCTCAACGATCTTTCGCATAAATTTAATTGCAGTGTATCGATTTTCAAGAACTTTGACCAAACCTTCTTTCACACCTGATTTTCTTAACTTTTTGCACTCTGTAGTAACATCTTCACCAGATGCTGACTTTTTAAGTGCATTACTGTATTCATCTGATTTACCTGGTACTATACTCATATTATCCTCTTTTGTTTTGTTTGATGCACCAAACGATCCGGCGCTCTCTTTTAGTTCACTTACCCTTATAGTCAATGCTTCAGCAAGCATTATCATTCGTAAGTATGTAGGGTTGTTTTCACTTCTATGAAACTGCACCGATCCTTTGTATTCCTTGATATTTTGTCTGATCTTAGATAACATTTTGTTACCACCCTTGAAATCAATGTTACTCACATCAATGTGTGATCCAAATTGGGATTCATACAACTTAAAATAATCAGTTGAGGTTGGTTTATGTGATAGACTTCGTAGTTTCATTAGCTAATCCTTTCGTTTTAATATATTTAGCTTTTTTAATATAATTCTGAAGTTCATGTTTTGCATCATTGTACCGCCGTATATCATGATGTAATTTTAATTCTATTATTGTTTTCTGTTCAGCACTTATACTAGATTTTAATATATCATTGTAATTTCGTATATCAAACCACCTATTCCCCAGTATTCTATCATAATATATAAGATGTTTCTGTAGCATATATTCATTTAATTTGTTAGCTACACACCACGACAATGCTGTTGATATATAGCCTACCGTTTCAATATATTCACCATCAGCGTATATTTCAAAGTTTCCATTGTTATCGGTCACATGATATATTCCGAATACAATATATGTATCACCAATCTTAACAACAGATGCTGACATCGTTTTTAATGTATCCCGTGATATATTATGCAATGTTCTACTTAACAGTTTAAAGTTAACATCCATTTATTCGTTACCTTGTGCAAAATATGTATTTCTTGACTCAGAACAATCAACATATGGGGATACATTATCCCCTTCCAATAAATTGACCATCATAGGCACATTATTGCAATCTGAATACAATAACCCAATCGGATCGTTGTCTGTCGCTAATGCATCGGTGGTTTCATACCCGAACTCGACCATCCATACCGGATGATTCGTTGTATAGTGTTTGCCAAATTCATAACGGTTTATATCATCATCAATTGAAATCGGCCCATCAATGTCCATTGGTTGTATTCGCAATGATAATAGTTGCAATAATGTCTCAAAATTTCGTTGTTGTCTTCTGGCAAATAACCATTTTTGTTCGGTATCAATCACATTGCCTGTGTTATCAGTATACAATAAATCTTTCTTAAAGTTTCTTATTACACCAGTACTGGTAATATCAATTAATGTGTAGGCTTTTATTCTTTGCATAATGCAACTACTGTTTTTAGTCTTTCTAATACACTCTGTATATTGGGGTCTTCTGCAATATCATCCCAATCATGTGCCTCCATATACTCATTCCACAGAAATACTGGACTTTGTATTAATGTTCTTTTTGTCGCACCCATTTCTCTTTCATACACAGTTTTACCACCATCAGGACTTTCATATATTTTGGTCATGTTGATATTTAAGCCATAAAAAAAGCCTAGTTAAAAAACTAGGCTTTTTCAATACTAAATTATATCTTAGTAGTTAGCTAGTGCAGCCGAGGTTACACCTGTTACACTACCAAAATTAGAACCTGCACCGATTGCTGGACCTTCTGTGATGATAGTAACAACATCTGTTACTCCTGCTTCAAATGCACCGACTGCGGTGATTGAATTTGTAGTTTGAATAAACTGACAAACTGAATTTAATTCTGCTTGTGTCATACCCGTTTTGCTGAATGTTGAAATCGCAATATCGCGACCGATTGCCTCAAATGCACCATGATTTCCATGAACTTTAGTTACTGCTGGCATAATAATTCTCCTAAATCTATTTTATGTGGCTTTCGCCGTTACTTTTATTTATCCTTTTTAGCAAAAAAGCTATGCCCTCATTCTTAATTTTTGCGCAATCCTCTCAATTGCAATGTATAAATCGGGGTATACCTGTTCGCCTTTTCGCATTAATATCATTAAATACCGCATCAATTGTTCCTTGTCATGTGAATTCATATCAGAATAATCAGCGATCCTTCGCCGAATGCGCCAATGAATGCTTTCCACTCCTTTTAATCTTCGCAACATCATAATCAGCATCTCATTGTAATCCCGCTCATCTACTTTGCCAGATGCTATAATCCTTAAATTCCGTTTAATTCGCAATTCAGGCAATGTTATATCCGATCCTTTTACCAAATCTGAATACTGATCTTGTTTGAATACCAACACCAACACATTATATAAATCAGGTTGGCTAGTCTTAAACCCACTATAACTCTGTTGATTAACTAACTGCTGTGCATATCTTGCGGCTTGCTTTTTGTCCTCGTGATACACTACCTTTAGTGCTAATAAGAAATTCAATGCCTTTATAGCGATATCATCAACACTCATGCCTCTGACCAAAGACAATCGCTTAAATGTCCTTGATTCTTCCAAATTATCAATGAATGCATATTTAGATTCTTGCTGTATTGCTTTATTAACCATCTTACTAACTTTCTGCTTATTAACCCTCCCCAATGTTATAGGACTTATTCTATATAATGTCATATAGGTGGATTTAGCGGTTCTGTTGTTATCTAAATTGCTTATATGGCTAGGTTCTTCTACTTCAACATCCAATGTGAAGTCCATATCTTTATCCCAATACCAAACATCATTGAATTTAACCCATCTATTCTTATGCTGATGTGTTACTATTCTCACTGGATGGGTTGATCCAGTTGTCATTGGTCCAGATATCCCACCATAGTCAATGACATCTTCGTCTGGTGGTATTGATTCGGTTACTTGACTAATAGTATATGTTGCTATAATTTTAGTCATTTTAGTTCTAGCTAGTTGGTTATTCAATATATTTCCCAAGTCAACGAAATCTTGGATTTGTTTTCTAATATTGGGATCGGCTTCTTGTATATTCAACATTGATGCCAATTCCATTGCTAAGATAGAATCTGATAGCACATCACCGTATTGTGATTTTAATTCGTTGTATTTACCCTTCCACGAATCAACATATGAATTGGATATTTTTCTAATAGAAGGAAGTGATGACACAAAAGCCAATATGGATGCATCGGTTGTCGCTGGACTTAATATCTTTTGCTTAATTCGATCAATATCATTTGAAATTTTATCATTAAACACACTAATTCTCATTAACTCGCTGAAGACTTCTCTGAAACTTACGCACATCCTTGGTTCTAATAGAATTAAGCATTTTTCTGATTAGATCCCCAGCTTGGTCTTCGGGGTAAGCATCTTCCATTAATTCTATAATTCGGATAGCACTTTCAATGATGTTATCTGCCCTAGTTCTAATAATATGTTTTTTATCATGTTCTATATCAATTGACATGATCTCTTCTAGTATACCTTTAGTGCGTGACTCCATTATGATATTTAGTTCTTTATCTTAGCAAGTAAGCCTTTAACTTTAGAGGAATCTATACTGCCTGATACCCTACCTGTGCTACTAGTCTGAACAGTTCCGTCCGAGTTTACACTAGTAGTTGTCTTTAAATTCTGCATAATTTCGTTAGATGTTGGGGAATTGGCAGTATATGTATCACCGGCATCAGTAATCCGAAGGGAATTTATATCAAAATCAAGTTCAATTTTCTGTCCTACACCAGCACTAGATCGGGTTTTCATCAATTGCAGTTGGTATTTCCCACGTTCTCGCATCATATTGTTTGTCAAAATCCCAAATACATTATCAGCAGTATTGATTTTTGATATACCACCCGATATGTGACTGTGATCAAAGTCTGTTTCATCCACACTAGACCGATTCAATTGGGATGCCGTAACCATAATAATATCCAATTCCTTCGCAAGGTTACGAATCTCTTCACTAACGTACTTGTCTTTTACGAATAGATTATCTGGACTTACCTTAGCAGTGACTGGCATTAACAGATCAAGGTAATCAATGCACATAGCACCAATTTTTATTCCAGTTTGTACTTCCAGTTCCTTGACATATGCACGAACATCATTGACCGTACTTTGTGCTGCCATGTATTTAATTCTTAATTCACCCGATTGCTTCGCTAACATTTTCACTTTCAGTTCAACATTATCAATGTCTTTGAATATATTTTTTGACGGGGTATCAGTCATCATAGCATCCATTCGCATGCTACACAGGTCTTCACTCAATTCTAACGTGATAAATGCACAATTTAACCCTTTCTGAACCCAATTAACCATTAAGTTCTGCATAAACAGCGATTTTCCACTCCCAGACCCACCGGCAAATATTTCCAGCTCTCCTTTATTAAATCCCCCGTACAACTTTTTATCTAATGTTGGCCATCCTGTGCTTATCTGCCCGTTATTAGATTTAATAGCTTCCAATCGTGCCCTGGGATCATCAAAATAGTCAGTTCCCATATCTCTTGTCAAACTGATTTGCACTGCATCCTTTATTAGTTTCTCAACTGGATCATAGTCGCCCTTTTCTAGCAAATCAACACTTTCAAGAATAGCACGTTCTAATTCCTGCCTGCGGGTAAAACTTTCAAACTCCTCCATAAACCACTCATAATGACCATCATTCAAGTCATCAATAGGCAGCAGATCAATACCAGTAGTTACTTTCAACTGTTTTCGTTCAGGCATTGTGCTATACTGATCAGTGTGTTCGGCAATCATCTGTGCAGCTGGTTGCAACGATAAATCAAAATTAGCTACATTATAGATG